GGGGACCCCCCCCCCCCCCCCCCCCCCCCCGGGGGGGGGGGGGGGGGGAGCAGATAGCGTGCCAAGAGGTTGGCATGCTTCTTGCTGCGGTGCTATTGTATTACTATTCTACCTTAGTGCCATAAGTGCTATTCATTTTCTCTTGCAATCGTTTCATCATATTGATGCGCTCATTATAGTAAGAGATGTTCTGTTCAATCTTCAAATCAACACTAGCTTGCAAAAGCTTTTCTATTTGCTCTATATTAGCAAACAGTGACATACGAAGTTCTACAACTTCTACACAGGTGAGGTCGTTATTTATAATGGATTTTATCATATTGTTATTGTTTTATTGTTAAAAAAGCAAAAATCAAACTAATCAACGGCAGAGTCCCAACAATTTCCTCTGCTTTACATATACTTGAATTGGCTATAGCCTCGCCAATTAGTTTGATTTTTACCGTCTTATTCTTCGTTCATCGAGTCCATCCAATAGTCTGCCTCATTACGGGCATCGAACCAAGCGTTGGCTTCGGTGATTTCGGTGGCGGACATCTGAATCATTTCGCTCAAGGCGGACTCTGCGCTAATCGTAGAAAACTCATTTACCATGAAGATACCTTAGCCTGGAAAACGCGGACCGTCAATCTTTTTGCAGATATTTTTTCAGATATTTTTCGGCATCGGCCTGGACTTTTCGCTTGACAATCCAGACGATAGTCAAGGAAAATCGTCGGAAAAAATGCGATTTTTTTTTGCGAAAAAGCTTGACAACCTGCGCGGGTCCAAGGTATAATGGGGTATCCCAAGGGGATACCCCACCCCCCCTCCCCCCCCCCCCCCCCCGGGGGGGGGGGGGGGGGGGGGGGGGAGCAGATACCGTGCCAACGTGGTTGGCACGCTTCTTGCTGCGCTATTGTATTAGTATTTCTGCATATCATACAACTTGTTTAACAATTCGTTGTGTTTAACAATAGCTTCTTCCCAATATAACTTACTAAGCTGATCGTTTGTCTTTTCACACTCTTTGATGATTCTGTCCATCTTATCTATCTTATCCATTAGAGCGATACGAAGGGTGGCGAGTTCGTTGTTGTTAATGTCTTGCATATATATAAAAGTGTTGTAGTATATCTACTACTGTTGTTGTTGTTAGTACTTCCTTTCGAACTCTAGGTTGTACATCTCGCGAGAGAACTTGTTCGTAACAAACTCGCACTCATCTTCCGTGAGTTCCCGATTCAGCACCTTGCTGAATGCGCTTGTGACGTAAGCCACCGTTGAAGTGCCACCGTCAACTTCGATGTCCACCAGATCCGACCATTTGATTTCGTTTTCAATCTTCATGCGTATAGCATACAGGCCAGACCGACAACCGTCAACATCTTTCGTACACTTTTTTTCACTTTTTTTCGGAGCGTCAACCTGGCGTTTACGCTTGAAATCTTCGTCAGAGTCAAGGAAAATCGTGCAAAAAAAAGTGATTTTTTTTTGCGAAAAGTCTTGACAACCTGCGCGGGTCGATGGTATAATGGGGTATCCCAAGGGGATACCCCCACCCCCCCCCCCCCCCCGGGGGGGGGGGGGGGGGGGGGAGCAAGAAGCGTGCCAACGCTATTGTATTACCATAAGAAAAAGGGCTGTACTAGTACAGCCCTTATTGTATTACCTTTTATTCAAGAGTTACAGTGTAACAAGAATTCAATATGTTTTGCATTGCAGTAACTTCATTCAAATCGGTTTGCCAAAGTTTTGCAGTACCGGGCAGATTAATGTCATTGCACTGATCAATGCGCTTTTGTAGTTCTGTGATACGTAGTTCTAGACCTTGGCGCAACTGAATGATTTGATTGATAGAGAGAGACTGTTTTGACATATTGTTATTGTATTAAAGTTGTTGTTGTGTTAGATGTTGTCAACGTATTCAACAAGGCGATCCCATGCCGCTTCGACTTCGTCGAATTGAGCGGAAACCATGTCGAACCATGCGTTGGCTTCGGTGATCTCTTCCATGCTGAGGGTGATCATGTCGCTCATGTTGTTCTCTGCGCTGATTTTGGCGAATTCGTTTGTCATGGTGTTACCTTAGTCTAGTTGGCGTTTTCTGTCTACTTTTTTTTCACTTTTTTTTCAGACCTCAACCATCATGCCTCGGTTGTTTCGGAAGGTCGTGCCGCTATTGCTGCGCTTTGCAAGCGGGGCGAAGTCAAGGACTTTTGTCGTCTCGGTTGTCATGTTCGCCATTGCTTCGCTTTCGGTCTTGCCAGAAGCCACACGGACTTCGCCATTTGCCAATCGGTACGTCACCGAGACCAGAACCACACTCTTGAACTTGTTGATCTTCAGAACCGTCATTTCGTTTTCCATGTACATACAATGCCTGAAATTTTGCAGGTCGTCAATTTTTAAATGCTTTTTTTCTCACTTTTTTTTGATGGCCTGGCCGCAGTAGGTTGGCACAGAACCTGCTGACAGGGGGGTGTTTAATTTCGCGCCGCATCTAGCATGAACCGTGCCAAGGCAGGGGGGGGAGGGGGGTACACTCCCCCCTTTTTTTAAAAAAAAAGTTCTTGACTTTTGTGAGATATAGGCAGGGGGAGGTTATTCTCAATCTCTCAAACCCCAAATTCTTAAACATCACATTCCTTAACATAAATAACCAACATATCATAATCATTATTTATATCTCCTTCTTATTATATCAATCTTAATAAGACCCATACCCCTCCCCCCCTTTTTCTATAAACAAAACATAAAAACGCCACATTTTCTATAAACAAAAAACAAAAAAAATACGAACCCATATTTTCTATAAACAAAAAATAAAAAAACCCATGTTTTCCACGTATGATATAATATAATAAATGTCTATCAAGATCTGCCGAAACTGTAAGAAAGAAAAAGATATAAGTGAATTTCCTTTTTTCTCTACGAACGATGCTGGCCGCAAAAACACATGCAGATCGTGTAATAATGAACTCAGTAATTTACGCCGAAACCTCCGCGCCCAGAACCGCCCACCTATTGCTGGGCCATGCCCCATCTGCAAAAATCACACAACGGTTTGGATACTAGATCATTGTCATTTTGACGATACATTTCGCGGATATATATGCAACAGTTGTAATTTAGGTATTGGGCGATTCAATGATGATATATCTATTCTCTATAACGCTATAGAATACCTGAACACGCAAAATAATATACAATACCATATATGAGAATATTGATTACTGGTGGCAGCGGCTTTATCGGCACCCATTTAATAAAAAAACTATCTAATGACGGACATGACATTTATAATCTGGACAAAATTAGCAGCCCCGCACTCCCACCCAACAAACAAAAAATAATAGATATACTAGATATCGACGTTAACGATATCTTTTTCAACAATATAGACACTATCATTCATCTAGCTGGTATGGTGAGTGTGCCAAAATCATTTGAAGATCCAATAAATAGTTTCGGCAATAATACATTCTGTACTATAAAATTATTATCAGCCGCCCACCTTCATAAGATTAAGAAATTTGTCTTCGCTTCTAGCGCAGCGGTATATGGAAGTAAAGAAGGTACGGTAAGTGAAACTGATGCCGCCGAACCTAACAGTCCATACGGATTAGATAAGTTAACGTCCGAAAAATACATACAAATGTATTGCCAATTATGGGGTATCGATTATTTAATATTTCGCTTCTTTAATGTGTATGGTGAAGGACAGAATCCGCAATACGCTGGAGTCATAACGGCATTTAATGTCGCCGCTCAGAAAAAAGAGCCGCTGATCGTTTATGGAGATGGTGAACAGACTAGGGATTTCGTCAGTGTTAGCGATGTGTGTAATTACGTTTCTAGATTAATAATCACTGTAGTAAAGAATGAGATATTTAATATTGGAACTGGCAATTCTATTTCCATAAACTCGCTTGCAAAACAATTCGGTAGCCATATAATATACAAAGAAGCGAAGAAAGAGGTGCGCCACTCATGCGCCAACATAAATAAAATTAAAAATATTTAATCAATGAATAAAGATCTTTTCACAATAACACAAATAGAAATAAAAGAAAAGCCATCAATGGCTATGGTTCATTTTAGAACTAACACTTCAAAATATGAAAATAAAAATTTATTGGTAAAAATATGTGATGGTTGTTTTGATTATACATATCATCATGCTCAAGCACGTTTAAATAAAGATTGCGCATATTTTATAGGAACGACTATTCCTGAAAGACTTTCTAATTCAATAAGATTACAAATTTTTGATGATAAAGATTTAATCTTTTCAGAAACTTTCGCCTCATCAAATATAAAATATTCAAATTTGTTCAAAGAAGCTCCAGAAATTTTAAAATACATAAATGATGGAGTGGATATAAGTACTTTTATAGAAGTTTTTTTATTAAATGAGTATGATTGTGATTTGTTCTCTTTAAAGGAGAATGATGTTGTTTTAGATATAGGATCTAATGTTGGAGCGTTTATAACAAAAGCCATCAAAAATAAATGTTCTAAAATTTATTCTTGCGAGCCTTTTATGAATTCATTTTCTATTCTTAAAAAATATTTTGGGCATTTACCTCAAGTAATATTAAATAATGCGGCAATATCAGAAAAAACAGAAGAAAAATCTTTAGTCTTATTGTCCGATTCTGAAACAAGTGGTGGAAATTTTATCGCTGATAATGAAAGTATTGATTGGCACGACAGAAACAAGCCTCAACAAAAAATTCAAGGATACTCATTTTTAGATTTTATAAAGAAAAATAATATTGAATTAGTTGACTATTTTAAATGTGATTGCGAAGGAGGAGAGCATTATATTTTCACCGATAAAAATGCTTATTATATAAGAAATAATATTAAAAACATTGCCATCGAATATCATGGTCGTTATGAAAATTTAACTAGTTTTTTTGAAAAAAATAATTTTAAATATCAATTAATTACAAAAGGAGATAAATTAGGTATGATTTATGCTAAAAATAATTTCATCAAATAAAGCATGTCTACAATACTGATTCCAATTTCAATCGGAGAAGCCGTCGATAAAATAACGATCTTAAACATAAAGAGAGAAAAAATAATATCTTCAGCCGCCAAAATAAACGAAGAAATACATTTAATATCTCAAGCCATAAAACACTTCGATGTAAATATAAAATATTTTATAGAGCTTGAAGTCGTTAATAGAAAGTTATGGGATATCGAAGACGATATCAGAATAAAAGAAAAAAACAACCAATTTGATATAGAATTTATAGAATTAGCTAGAAGCGTGTATAAAAATAACGATGCGCGATTCAAAATAAAATCAGAAATAAATAATAAATACAACTCTAATATTTTAGAATTTAAACATTTTACATGAAAAAAATACTATTAAAGATACATAGTTATGCTTTAGGAGATACTCTTTGCTCAACCCCAGCTTTAAGAAAACTGTCAAGAGCTTACGGTTGTAAAATAAGCGTAAAATCTAAATACCTAGATCTTTTTAAAAATAGTCCTTATGTTGATTGTCATTTTTTTTTAGAAGAAAATGTGGATGAGTCTCAGTATGAAGTTCTTTCTTGTTTTGAAAGAGAAAGTGTTTTCAAAAACTCTAATATTGAATCTTATAGAAAAATACATGCTTGTGATAGAAGAAGGAGTTGTGCTTATGATTTGGGTTTTGATTTATTAGATGAGGAGTTAACATTAGATTTTTTTGCTGATGAATATTGCAGATACGATATTAAAAGTTTAAATAATTACGTTTGCTTACATACAACTTCTAATTGGAAAAATAGAACTTGGAGTCAGGAAAATTGGCAGAGTCTCGCTGATAAAATAACTGACTTGGGTTATAATGTAGTAATAATTGGAAAAGATTATTTAGAGTCAACGTCTCAAGGAATTATTGAGAAAAAATGTTTTGTGCCAAAAGGAGATAATATTTTTAATTGCACTAATGATGGATCATCAATTAGTGATATGTGGCATTTGATCAATCATTCTATTTGTATAATTACTATGGATTCTGGACCGCTTCATATTGCAGGAACAACAGATGCGTGGATAATTCAAGTTGGAAGCGCGTCGGATTATAAATACATAAATCCAGTAAGAAAAAAATCAAGAGATTATAAATATAAATTTGTAGAAGGAGAATGTAAAATTTTTTGCACAAGTGATATTAAATATTCAGTAAGAGAATGGAATACAATTAACGCTACTCCTTATTTGCCAAATTGTTTAGAAAATTATGATAGTTTTAAATGCCATCCTAATTACAATCAAGTTTTAGAAAAATTTAAAGAAATTGATATTAACTATATAGATATATCGAGATCATATCCAAAAATCAATTATCCAGAAATAAAAATGAATAATATTTATCCCCTTAAGAAACAAAAATTTGGTATTTATACTTCTTTTTATAATGCTGAACGCTTTATAGATTCTATATTCGATCAAGTATCAAAAATTAATTATGATAATTTTGAATGGATAATAACAGATGATTTTAGCCATGATAATACTAAATCAATACTTCTCGATAAAGTTAAACATTTTAAAAATGTAAAATACGTCGAGCAGTCTCATAAGAAACAAATGTATTGGCAACCGAATAAATTTTTTGATTCTTCATTTGATTATATAGTCTTGTTGGATTGTGATGATGAATTTGATTTTGAATTTTTGAACATCTATAACAAACAAATATTAATCTATCCAGAAGCTTTATATATAACTAGTGAATTCATAAAAACTGAAAATAACAATTTCCATTCTCTTTCTTTGGTAAAAAATGATAAAAATCTTTTAGATAATTTACCATCATTCCATCCAGAAGTAGACTATTTAAATAATATTTCATATTTAGCTTATGGATGTTTAAGATGTTTTAAAAATATTAAACAAGTTGATTTCGAAATAAAGAATTTTGATGCATGCGCTGAAGATTCGTATCGATCAATGTATTTAAATAGTTTGGGTAAATGGTTGCATATACCTAGGTGTTTATATGGTTGGAAAATAAGACGCGATTCAGAATCTCATTCTGAAGCGAAACCAAATTTTAATGGAAATTTTGATTTGGCTCATAATAAATTAAAAAACAATTGTTATGATCCGTATTATGTTTTTAATGATATATACAAAGAGACTTCGGGCTTATCTATACTAGGTATCAATGAATTGCATAACAAATCTATATGTATTATTTCGCAAAATTTAAATCCAGATCAAAAAAATAAATTTAGAAATTTATATTCTGATTGTAAGATCGATTTCGATTTAAACTACAATAGCGATGTTTATTTAATGGTTTGTAATTATTATTTACGTTCGAATTTTATAAAAGAATCAGTATTAAAAATAAAACAAAATAACCCTTTAACTAAAATAGTTTTATATTATATAGAGGAAAATCATTTTGATAACAAAACTGAATTGAATAAATCATTAAATGAAAATTTTGCAAAAATCGAAGCTCAATTGGTAGGTTTTTCTTATAGATTTTTTAAATATTTTAGACATAATTACATAGTGATATGAAAATTTTAGGTCATTGTTGTTATATTGGTAGAACGGGATACGCTATACATTCTAAAAATTTTTTTAGAGCTTTATCAAAAGAGGTCGATTTAAAAATAAGAAATTTTTCTATAGATTCAAATTGGCAAGGAGTTGATTGCAAAGAGGTTCATGGAAATTCTGTTGACGAAACAGATAAAAAAATTCTAGCTTTACAAACATGTGGTACAGGTAAAGGTTATGTTGATTTGCCTATTTACAATGGTATTAAAAACTTCAATCATGATTACAATATAGTTTTGGTAGATTGTTATCATAAATATTATGATGATAATTATTCTGGAAAAAAAATATTTTATAATGTTTGGGAAAAGACAAGATATCCAGATGAATTTTTTGAAAAACTCAAAACCGCTGATCAAATTTGGGTTCCTACTCATTGGCAAAATAATTGCTTATTAAAACAAGGAATTTCAAGAGAAAAAGTTAAAATAGTTCCTGAAGGAATCGATTCAGAAGAGTTGTTTCCAGAAAATTTACAAAATAATGATAAATTTACTTTTTTGATACTTGGAAAATGGGAAAAAAGAAAAAGCACAAAAGAGTTGGTGAAGGCTTTTGCTGAATTGTTTGGAGACAATGATAAGATTGAATTATTACTTTCTTGTTCTAATAATTTTCCTGATGATGGATACAAGTCAACTGAAGAGAGGCTTAAAGAAATAAATGTTAATTGCAAAAATATAAAAATAATTGATTTTCAAGAAAGACGCGAAGTAGTAAAAATGATAAAAAGCAGTCATGTATTTTTATCTTGCGCTAGATCTGAAGGTTGGAATTTACCACTTATAGAATCTTTAGCATGTGGAATTCCATCAATATATTCTAATTGTTCGGGTCAATTAGAGTTTGCAGAAGGATTAGGAGTGCCTGTTAAAATTCACGGAGAAGTATTGGATCAAAATGATCCTATGTTTGGATATTATGATCCAGATTACAATGATTTAAAAAAGAAAATGCTTGAAGTTTATAACAGTTATGAATTTTATAAACAAAAAGCATTAAAAGATAGCAATTTTATAAGAGAAAATTTCACTTGGGAAAAAGCTGCTGAAATTGCAGTCCAACATTTGACAGATAAATTTCAAAAAAAAACTCTTAATATAACCAATGAATCTGGTAGTCTTGGTGATTTTATTGCATGGACTCCTGTTGTAGCTAGATACGCAAAAGAAAAAGATGTACAAATTAATTATTTCACTCCACACAAGCAATTATTGCAAAAGACTTATCCTGAATTAAATTTCTTTGATTATTCGCAAAAAGATATGTATAAAGAAAATATTGATTTTAAAATAGGATGTTTTGACGACATGGATTGGAAAAATAAAAATTTACAAGAAATAGCTTGTTCAATTTTGAATCTTAATTACAAAGAAGAGCCTTGTAAAATTAAAAAACCCGATAGCTCAAAAAAAGTTGATTATGAAAAATATGTTTGTATAGCGACTCAAACCACAGGCCAACATAAATATTGGAATAACGAAGATGGATGGTTCAAGACGGTTGATTATTTAAAAAGTATAGGGTATAAAGTAATTTGTATCGATAAGCATTATTCTTTTGGATGTAATTCTAATATTAATGTGTGTCCAAGTAATGTAGATTATTTTGCTGGTAATGATTCTTTTGATGATGTAATTAATATACTTTATAACTGTGATTTTTTTATTGGTTTGAGTTCTGGTCTTTCTTGGTTAGCTTGGGGGTTGAATAAAAAAGTTATTCGTATTAATACTTCAGTTGTTGCAAATTTTGAGTTTTTTACTCCTTACAATGTACAAAATATAAATGTTTGTAATGGTTGTTTTAATAATAACAAATATATTTTTGATAAAAGTAGTTGGGACTGGTGTCCTGAAAATAAAAATTACGAATGCGGTAAAGAAATATCATTCGAAATGGTTAAAAATAAAATTGATTTATGTGTTAGTGATATAAACAATATCAAAAATAATAAAATCATTATTCATCATTTTAATGAGGATTTAGATTGGATTAGTTATTTAAACGATTCATATGAATATATTGTTTATTCTAGAAATTTACCTAATTCAGATAAAGTCGTAAATATAAAACATGATAAAGGCGTGGAATCTTGCGCTTATTTACAATTCATAATAGATAATTACGATAATCTTCCAGAAAATATGGTTTTTATTCATGCTCATAGATATTCTTGGCATCAAGACGACTATGTTGATGTTTTAATTAAAAAACTTGATTGGACTAAATCTTATTTCAATATTAATAATAGCGATATAATTCCATTAATTAAAAACGATCAAGAAATAGCAGAGCATCATTTTTATCATAGAACTTGGTCACAATGTTACTATAGAAAAAGTTATAAATTATGGGTAGAAGATGTCTGGCGCGATCTTTTTGATGGAAAAATTGAAATGCCAGAAAGAATAGAGGGAAAATGTGGCGCTCAATTTTTAGTAAAAAAAGAAATAGTTAAAAAATATTCTAAAGAATTTTATCAACGGCTTTTAAATTGGCTTTTAACTACAGATATTGATGAAAAATTAAAAGTAACAAAACATTCTCAGAATTTAAGCTCTCAGGTGTCTGGTAGAATTTTAGAATACGTTTGGAATATTTTGTATCTATAATTAAAATAAATAATTGTATATCTGATTTTAAAAAGATGAAAACTTTAATAAATTTTGTAACTCATAGTTTAGGAGATAATATAGCATTTTCTATTTACGGAGACGCTTATCAAAAAAAATATGGTGGACAAGTTTATATAAAGACTAAATGGTATTTTTTATTTTACTCTGATAATCCAAATGTTTTTTTTATAGATGTCGATTGTGAAGGCACTTATGATGTTATAAAGGATATTTGTTTTATATTTAGAGAAGGTCCAATGCAAAAGATAGCATGCGATGCTTTAGGTTTGGAGTACGAAGAATTAATGCCATTAATAAACACCGCTAGTAAACATACTTTTAATAAAAAAAAGAAATATGTATGTATTAGCGTTCATTCAACATCTCAAATGAAATACTGGAATAATAATGCTGGTTGGAGAAAAGTGGTTCGTTATTTGAAAAAATTAAATTATGATGTTTACGTTATAGACAAAGATGAATTATATGGGCTTAAAGATCAGTGGAATAAAATACCAGATGAAGCTATCAATGAAACTGGAAATTATCCTATTGATTATAGAATTCAGCAGATTAAAAATTGCAGTTTCTTTATCGGTTTAAGTAGCGGTTTATCTTGGCTTGCATGGGCTTTAAATAAAAAAGTGATTATGATTTCCGGTTGCACAAGCGAAGATAATGAATTCAAGAAAAATTGTTATAGAGTAATAAATAATAATATATGTAATGGTTGTCTTAATGATAGCGGCATAGACAATTTAAAAGGTATTGTAAGTGACTGGATTTATTGTCCTAGAAATAAAGATTTTGAATGCAGTAAAAACATATCATTTGAAATGGTTAAAGAAAAAATAGATCAATGCATTAATGATCTAAAGATATATTCATAATAATCACATTGCTGCTTAATTGTAAATCTTGAGATAGCGTTTTTATAACAATTTTCAGGATTGATAAGTTTATCTATATTTTGAATGGCGTATATTATATCATTTGTAGTCGAACATCTTAATCCCGTGTCTCCTTGCAATACTGTTTCGGTAAAGCCGCCAAAATTAGTTGTAATGGTAGGTGTTCCTGAAAATTGAGATTCAATAACTGTCCAGTTGCACGGCTCTATGAACAACGAGGGGGCAAATAAAAATTTAGCATCACTTAATAAATGCGTTCGTTGAACAGGATCGACGAATCCTACGAATTTACAATTTTTAGTTTCTTCAAGATTCAAGATGTTTGGTCCTGCAAATATAATGTCTTGTCCGACATGATTACAGATATCATAAGCTAATTTAGCCCCTTTATCTTCTATAATTCTGCCTAAAAATAATGCTGTATTTGATTTTTCTTTTTTGTATATAAAGTTGTTAGGATCAAAACCTGGATAAACAACGTATTCACATCCGAATTCAATATATGTTTTAGAAAATCCATGCATTTTACTCATTTGACTATTGGTTTCAAACATCTTAATTGGTGCGAACATACTATCGTATCCGATACTAGGTTCTACTACTATAGCTTTATTATAAAAGTGTTTGACGCATGGTTCGTGCGCGAACCCAAACCAGCATAATATAAATTCATTATTTGATTTTATTCTTTCGTTTAATTCTGTAACACAATTGTCATTAAATATTTTAACCGCTTCCGTATTAACGCTTTGATTAAATCCTTTCGTCTTCCAATCATTTAAGTTGCCATAGCTATTAATTAATATATCATTATTAGTAACATTAATATGTTCTGTGCAATTAACAATAGAGTTTTCATGACCATAATGATAAACAGTATGACCCCTCTTAGTCATTTCGTCGCAAAACTTATAAACTTTTTGCACAAAAGCACATAATGAAACATCTTTTCTAGTAGGCGAGTAAGGAACGCTCAAACAGTGAAAAATCATATATAATAGTGTAAATTTATTTATAGTATGTCAATTAAAAAGAAAAAAATTCAAAAAGAAAAACACGATCTGAACGATATTATCTCAAATAATAGTTTTAAATCGACTAAATTAACAATTAAGAATTTTAATTTAACAGACAAACAAAAAAGTTTTGCTCAAATAGCTTTTGATAAAAATACTAAAATTGTTTTTATTAATGGACCCGCCGGAAGTTCTAAAACATTTTTGGCTGTTTATTGTGCATTGCATATGTTGAATATGAATTCAAAGTACGAGATCAAATACATTAGAACAATCGTCGAGTCTGGAGAAAGAGGCTTAGGCTCTTTACCTGGGACTGTAGATGAAAAGTTTAATCCTTTTATGATACCGCTGTATGATAAGTTGGATGAGCTTATACCTATGTCTCAATCAAAATATCTTGAAACTAGTGGTATTATAGAGGCTTTGCCTGTCAACTTCTTACGAGGTGCTACATGGAACGAAAAGATCATTATTGCAGATGAATCTCAGAACTATAGCAGCAAGGAGTTGATTACTCTTCTCACTCGTATTGGCGAGAATACTAAAATGTTTATCTGTGGAGACGCTATGCAATCAGACATTGGAAACAAATCTGGTTTCATGAAAATTTATGATTTATTCAATAATAAAGACAGCGAAGAAAGAGGTATTTATTGTTTTGAATTTAATGAAGAAGATATTATGCGTAGTGAGATTCTTAAATACATCGTTCATTCTCTTAAGAGATTAGATAAAACAAACATTCATTGATATAATAACCATGAGTAATATTTACTGTTCAAGTTGCGGAACAAAACATGCCCAAGGCTCTAAATTCTGTACTAACTGTGGGGTTTCTTTGGGAGGATTTGCAAACATCAGTAAACCGACTTTACAAAATTCACTACAATCGAGATCTACCTCTCGCAAACAAAATACAGAAGTTGATGAAGATGGTATTCCCACTGTATTCGTTAGACCATCGAAGCTTTCATACGAAATAGAAAAACCAGCAGGTAATAAATATTTAGGAAAAGATTTATTTAACGCTCCTCCAGTCGATCCAAGTGAAAGAATAAATTCAAGACCGAATTCTAATTACAGAAAACTAAGTAAAGAAGAGTTTTTAAGTCAGTCGTTGAAGGAGTGTAGTTCGCGCCCAATACAAGACATAGATGAATCGTAAAAAGAAAAATTTTGAAGACATGTATGAGATTATTAACCAAGTAATCAAAAAGCGCAGAAACAAGTGGAAGTTAAAAGCGATTACTTGGTTTGATTTTGAAGATATAGAACAAGTCATTAAGCTTCATATATATAAAAAATGGCATCTATGGGATCAATCGCGAGCAATTGAACCTTGGGTGAATCGTATAGTCACGAATCAAATTAGAAATATAATACGCAATAATTATACAAGTTTTGCGCGTCCTTGTTTGTCTTGTCCATTTAATCAAAATAAAGAGGGTGATTCTGGAATAGAAATGTCATGTGGTTTTACAACCAGCGGCAAACAATGTAATGAATGTCCATTATACGCTAAATGGGAGAAAGTAAAAAAATCCGCTTACGATGTCAAGATGACTGTAAGTTTAGAGAACCATAAAAATTATTTTATGAATTGTGAATCAAGTATAAGTTACGATTATAAAAACGCCGAAAGCAAACTTCATAATCTAATGAAGGCTAACTTAGGCGATAAACACTTCTTTATATATAAAATGTTTTTTATAGACAATCTTAGCGATGATCAAGTAGCCCAAGTGTTAAAATTTAAAACAAGCGAAAAAGGAAGAAAAGCTGGTTACAAACAAATAAAAAATTTAAAAAAAATGTTGTATGTCAAAGCTCAAGTGTTATTAAAAGAAAACGACATCTTCTCATCTTAATATGTTAACGGACGAAAACAAAGCATTTATATTAAAAAAGATTAACGAAGGAATTCAAGATTACGTCGTCCTCGCTAATCTACTTTATAATCGTGAAGATTTAACGGGTAGATCTAAAGAGGCAAAACTGATTAGAGACTTTCTTTTAACAACTGGATTTGTTAAAAAACAAGAAAAGCCAAAGCCCACACAAACAATAGAAATACTATCAAAAGAAAATTGTGAATTCATTGAACAAAATATTAAAACAAGAATAACTCCTAGGCAAGTAACAGAGTTAATATTTCATGAAAAATTTCTGGGCCTTGAAAACTTTAATATTTTTATCACACCTGAGTATAGAGCCGTTCAAAAATACATAAAAGAAAAATATCCTGATTATCTTGTAGATAACGAATCTGGAGTTGGCGACAAATACTCTGTTCCACGCTCAATCAGAACAGTAATCAATAAAGCGAATAAATGGTGCGGCCAAAACATTTCTGAAGATAAATTATCTTTGCAACATAGAAAATGGATGGAAAAATTATTGAATTATTTATCAAGTCCAAGATTTGTTGGAAATTACGACTCATATAATAGCTCTATAGATAAAGAATTATTTGAAGCAGAATTCGTGCGCTCTGTTTGGGATAAACCTGACTTGACTGTTGATGAAATTAATTTGTACATTAATGTTTGCATGGACTATATCAATCTAAGACAGATTGATATTAAAAAGAATAAGATAAATGATATGTTCAATGAGACGCAGGATCAGAAAGACTTCACAATGCGTCTAACTGAGGTTCTTAAGACGATCTCTGAAGAATACAATCAGTGCGCTGGGCGTATAGACAAGAGTATTCAAAAGCTCAATGGCGAACGGTCCAAGAGAGTAGAGCAAACGCATCAGAAGAACGCTTCTATACTTAACCTTGTAGAGCTTTTCCAAGACGAACAGGAACGTAAAATGATGATTCAAATTGCCGATATGCAAAAGCGCACTATTAAGGAGGAAGCTGATCGTTTAGAGAATATGTCTTCATGGAAAGCTAGAATTTTAGGAATTTCTAAAGAAGATGCTATATGATTCAGTGTAAAATCTGTAGCGAATCTTTTAATAACGATAAGTCTTTTCATGCCCATTTAAAAAAGCATAACCTTTATCAAGCAGAGTATTATTGCACGCATTATCCAAGAAGCTCTCTTTATTATCGTCAACAAATACCTTTTAAAAATAAGAAACAATATTTTGAAACCGAGTTTCTTGATTATACAGAGTTTCTGAAGTGGGAAGCCACATCTAACGAAGAGACGGTCAAAACAAAATGCATTGAACTACTAAAGAAGAGAATAGATGAAAAACAATATCATTTTGCGCCGTTTCATAATGAAGTGATAACTCTTGATTTACCAAGTCTAAATATTTATAAGAAGTATTTTAGTTCTTATACCAATGCATGTAAGCTTTTAAATATTGAGCCTTTATATAATAAAAATTTACCAGAAGCTTTTAACAAAATTGATGTATCTCATTTGCCGATAGTGATTGATACTAGAGAACAAGATGCATTGGAATTTCCTAAGTCTAAAATAGAAAAAATATTTGTAGGAGATTATCTAATAGGTGATAAAAAATATTTTACCAATACATTTGTTGATAGAAAAAGCGAATCTGATTTTCTAGGCACTATGGCTTCTGGAATAGAAAGATTTGAGAAAGAAGTGATAAAAGCAGTTGAATTGAATTGTTATTTGTTCGTAGTTATTGAAAGCAGTATAAGTAGCATATTAATAAATCAGCGCAAATACAATAGAAAAACAAATTTAGAATATGTTTTTCATAATATGCGTTCTTTATGTCATAAATATCCGAGGCGTATACAATTTATATTCACTGGTAGTCGAAATAAATCTTTAGATATTATACCAAAATTATTATATCATGGTAAGTCAGTATGGCAGGTAGATATACAGTATTTTTTAGATAATGAGCTGGGAAATTGGCAACCAAGTACCAAGGAAATCGCAGTTAATTTCCAATGAGGAATTAGCGAAGATACCTGGATATATAGAAGAGAGAGAAGCGAAGTTATTGTTTTATCAATTTCTTCGCAACAATACTACTTTTGCTACTGATTTAATAACTGGTGTCAAACTGTTTCCTTTTCAACACATGGCTATTAAAGGCATGTTGGAAAGTGATTATTTTTTGGGCGTGTGGTCGCGTGGTATGAGTAAATCTTATACTACTGGTATTTATGCCGTACTTGATGCTATATTAAATCAAGGGGTTGAAACGGGTATATTATCCCGATCATTTCGTCAGTCAAAAATGATATTTAAAAAGATAGAAGACATCGCTGCTAAACCTGAAGCTTATCTTTTAAAACAATGTATTACAAAGATATCTAAGTCTAACGATGAATGGGTAATGGAGATTGGCAGAAGCCGTATTCGTGCGTTGCCATTAGGTGATGGTGAAAAGCTTCGTGGTTTTCGTTTTCATCGTATTATTATTGATGAGTTTTTATTAATGCCAGAACGTATTTATAACGAAGTTATTATCCCCTTCTTATCCGTCGTTCAAAACCCGACTCAAAGAGAAGAACTTTATAATCTTGAAACTCAATTGATTGCTAAAGGAGAAATGACTGAAGAAGATAGATATATTTGGCCTAACAATAAATTAATAGCATTGTCTTCAGCGTCTTTTAAATTTGAATACTTGTATAAATTATACGAGCAGTATGAAAATCTAATATCTAACCCTAAAAACAAAGAAAAGACTAAGCGTTGTATTATGCAGTTCTCTTATGACTGCGCTCCGGTTCAGTTGTACGATCAGAATCTAATTAATCAAGCAAAATCAACAATGAGTGAGTCGCAGTTTTTGCGAGAGTTCGGCGCACAGTTTAGTGATGATAGTTCTGGCTATTTTAAAATATCTAAGATGGCGTTATGCACTGTTCCTGATGGTGAGCTTCCTGCTGTTGAGGTGGTTGGTAATCCAGAAGATGAATATATATTGGCGGTAGATCCTTCTTGGTCAGAAACTGAATCATCAGATGATTTTGCCATTCAAGTGTTAAAAATAGATAAAGAAAAACAAATTAATACTTTAATTCATTCTTACGCTCTTTCTGGATCTTCTTTAAAAGATCATATTAAATACTTCTTATATCTATTGCAGAACTTTAATGTTATAGCGATCTGCATGGACTATAACGGTGGCGTTCAGTTTATGAATTCTTGCAATGAAAGCGAATTATTTAAGGATGCTAAAATAAATTTAAAATCAATGGTAACAGAATTCGAAAGACCAGAAGAATATGCTCAAAATTTATATTCTGCAAAAACCGAATACAACAGATCAGATTATAAATATGTTTTCTTAAGAAAACCAACTTCAGGTTGGATACGATTAGCGAATGAAATGTTACAAGCGAATTTCGATCATCGCCGTACATATTTCGCTAGTAGAGCTATTGATGATAATTTCAGAAGTCAAACTAAAAAGCGTATTGGTATTACAGATTTAAAATTCTCTAACGCTTTGGACACTGAAAAAGAAAATGAAGAAGCTAAAATGATTGATTTTGTAGAACATTTAACTGATATGATATTGTTAACTAAAACAGAATGCGCTCTCATACAAATAACAACATCTGCTCAAGGTATGCAGAACTTTGATCTTCCAGCGAACCTTAAACGTAAGTCTGGACCAGAT